GTCCAGCTGTACCGGGCGCTCGCGCAGTCCTGCCGCCCGCGCCCGCTGACCACGGGGTCGGCCTGGGCAGACCAGTACCGGATCCTCTCCAGCAAGGCGAGCGGCGAGCCCGGCCCGTGGCGCACGGCGCGGACACCGTACCTGCGCGAGATCATGGACGGGCTCAGCGCTTCCAGCCCAGTGCAGCGCCTGGTGCTGCAGTTCGCCGCGCAGACCGGCAAGACCGAGGTCGGGCTCGGCTGGATCGGCTACGTGATGCACCACTCGCCCGCGCCGATGCTGGTGGTGGTGCCGACGCTCGAGGTGCGCAAGCGGTGGACGAAGCAGCGCCTCGATCCGCTGATCAACGAGACGCCGGCCCTGCGCGAGCTGCTCGCCAACCGCAAGCGCGATGCCGCGAATGCCGAGGACATGAAGGACTTCCCCGGCGGCATCCTCGTCATCGGCGGCGCGAACAGCCCCGCCTCGCTGGCCTCCATGCCGATCCGCTACGTGCTGTGCGACGAGGTGGACCGCTTCCCGTGGGAAGTGGGGCAGGAGGGCGACCCGCTCGGCCTGATCGACGAGCGCACGAAGACCTTCCCGCGGCGCAAGGTGCTGCTGGTCAGCACGCCGACCGTGAAGGGGCTGTCGCGCATCGAGACCGAGTACGAAAAGTCCGACATGCGCCAGTATCACGTGCCCTGCCCGCACTGCGGCGAGTACCAGGTGCTGCGCTGGCGCCACGACGACGGCAGCTACGGGCTGGTGCACAGCGCCTCGACCGGGGCCACCCGCTACGCCTGCCGCGCCTGCGGCACGCTGATCGACGAGCACCACAAGCCGGCCATGCTCGAGCGCGGCCTGTGGATACCGCGCCATCCGGAGCGCCCGGTGCGCGGCTACCACCTCTCGGGCCTGTACTCGCCGCTCGGGCTCGGGTTCACCTGGTCCGAGCTGTGGGACAAGTGGCAGGAAGCGCACGGCGACACCGCGAACCTGAAGCGGTTCATCAACACCACGTTGGCGGAATCGTGGGAGGAGAAGGGCGACAGCATCGCGGACGTGGCGCTGATCGCGCGGCTGGAGGAATACCCGGAGCACCTGCCGATCCGGCTGGTCACCAGCTTCACCGATGTGCAGAAGGACCGTCTCGAAACGACGGTTGTGGGCTGGGGCGCGGGCGAGGAGGCGTGGCTGCTGGAGCATGTGATCCATCCCGGCGACACCGCCGCGCAGGAAGTCTGGCAGGAGCTGGACGGGTTCCTGCGCGAGCAGGAGGTGGCGCTGGCGGGGATCGACGCCGGCTACAACACCAGCATGGTCTATGCGTTCTGCGAGAAGCGTAAATGGGCGATCCCGACGAAGGGCGTGGCGGGTATGGGCCGCCCGCTGATCGAAGACGAGCGGCGCCGCCGCCAGCGTTTGCGGACCCGGCGGCGCAAGGGCGCCTACGTCGAGCCGCTCGGTGTCGACCAGGGCAAGGCGCTGGTTTACTCGCGGGTCAAGCTCACCATCCCCGGCGAGGGGTACGTGCACTTCCCGTCGACGCCAGATTTCGACGACGAATACTTCGCGCAGCTCGCCGCGGAGAAGCTGGTTACGAAGGTGCGCGGCAGCCGGCCGGTGCAGGAGTGGGTGCAGACGCGTCCGCGCAACGAGGCGCTCGACTGCCTGGTGGGTAACTTCGCGATGATGCGTCTCAGCGGCAAGGACCTGGACGCCGACCCGGAACAGCAGCGGCGCAACCCGACCGAGAAGACGGAAACCTGGCCGCCGCGCCCGGTGGCCGGCGTGGTGGCAAGGCATGGGCGTGGAGTATCACGGAGGTGACGATCATGAAGGTCGACGACAGCCTGGCGAACACGCGCGGCCTGCTGACGCAGTGGGGCCGATGGGTACGGTCGGGCGGATCGGGGGTGTCGTCCTATCGGTGCCCGCTCGGCAGGCTGCGCGGTGGCGGCGTGCCGAGCCCGGTGATCACCGACGACGTGGCGCTGCGGGTCGATGCGGAGGTGCTGGCGCTGAAGGCGCGGATGCCGACGACGGGCACGGCGGTCGAGCTGTACTACAGCCGCCCGGGCATCACGTATGAACAAGTCGGGCGCGTGATGCGCCTCGGCGGCTCGCGGGCACGGCGCGAGGTGCGCGACCTGGTGCTGGTCGGCGAGACCTGGTTGGATGCGCGCCTGCATGAAATCGTGCCGTAGCAAAAATTGCTTGAAATGGCGCCATGAAAGTGATCAGATACGCACACGATGGGCAACGCGCCCCTCGAAGAAACCCGGGACAACAACCCGGGTTTTTTTGTGACCGAAAACAGGGCGTTTCCCCTTCGTCCTGGGCCGCTGCAAGGCGGCCAAACTTTCATGTCCCGCGCGATCGAAACCACACCTGGCGGGTGCGGTCCTGGGTCGATACGCGCGGGGCGCCCTTGATGCCCCGGCCCGTCGAAACAGCGCCGAAACCTTAGCTGTCCTCGGGTCGACCGCGGCGGGGCTCCCTTTCTGCCCGGTGTTCAATTTGCGCGAGAGTCGGGCGATGCCCGGTGCTGGCGGGGATCGAAACTCAACCACCGGGCGCCAGTGTTCTCTCGGATGTGCTACCCATCATTCCCGCGCTGGTCGCGGGTTTTTTATTCGAGGTGTGCATGGACGCATTCGATCGCGCCCTCGGCGTGGTGCTCGGCCATGAGGGCGGCGACTCGGATCATGCAGCCGACCCCGGCGGGTTCACGCGCTTTGGCATCAGCCAGATCGCGCACCCGTCCGTTGACGTGCGCAACCTGACCCGCGAGGGAGCGGCAGCGATTTACCGGGCCGAGTACTGGCAGCCGATGCAGTGCGACGAACTGCCCGCCCCGCTGGCCCTGTGCGTGTTCGACTGCGCGGTTAACCAGGGGCGCATGGCGGCCGCCAGATTGCTCCAGGAGGCTGTCGGCACGACGGTTGACGGGGTGCTTGGCCCCAAGACGCTCGCCGCCATCTACCGCCATCCCACGGACAGGCTCCTGCGCCGGTTCATGACCGCGCGGGCGCAGCGGTACATCGCCACTGGCGGGTTCGCGACGTTCGGCCGGGGCTGGATTGCCCGCACCCTTGACGTTGCCATGACGGCTGCCGAGTGGGAGATGGAGGACGCCGAGTGAGACGCCTGCTCGGCGCCGTGGTGTGGCTGGTCCTCGCCACCGCCCTGGTCATCGAGCGCCACCGCCAGCGCCGCAGAAAACGGGAGGGTTCGGGATGATTCCGCGACCATATTTCGCGCTCGGTCTCGTGCTGGCGCTGATTGCCACGCATCTCGCGGTTGGCGTTAAGAGCTACGAGGGCGGCGTGCGCGCCGAGGCGGCCCGCTGGCAGGCCGAGGCGCTGAAAGACGCGCAGGAGGCGGCACAGGAGCGCGAGGCGCTACAGCAGCAGCTCCGGGAGCGCGAAGCCAAGTGGGTACAGCAGCAACAGGAGGCAGCCGATGCCATCGCAGCCGTCCGCGTGGAGTACCTGCCGGGCAAGACCATCGTCAAGCGCGAAGTGGTACGCGAGCCTGTGTATCGGGATTGCCGCGTGTCTCCAGGGGTGCGCGACACCCTCAACGCCGCGCTTAGCGGACGTCCAGTGCCCGGAGCCGCCGACATCGGTACTGATACCGGTCGCCTGCCCGCCGATGCTTGACCCGCTGGCCGACGATTCGATGGGCGCGATGGCGGAAGCCTTGATGGCAGCCGCTGAGACGTACCACGCCTGCCGGGCGGCGGTGATGGGGTCGCAGTGATGCATCGCTTCGGCTGGCTGCTGGTGATGGTGCAGATCGCGCTGGCGACGTACTCACTGCGCGCCATCTGCGTCCAGATCGGCCGGGACAGGCGCTGCCCGTCCAGAGATCGCATCATCGCCATCCGCGTGGCGTACTGGACGGCGATCCTGGCGCTTGTCGTCGGCGTGCTGATGGCGGTCACGGCGGACAAGAAGTACGTCTTTGTGACCGAGTGGCTCTACATGGGGTGCATGGCGGCGTCGTTTACTGCGGCCCTCGCAATACGGATTTTGCAGGGAGATAGGCCACATGATCGACGGTGAAGAATTGCGCCAAACCGCGATGCTGATCAAGTCCGGCTGTCTCGCCGCATTCGGCGGCATGGTGGGGTATCTCGTGGACGTGACGCACGGGCAAAAGACCTTCTCGTGGATCGGCTACGGGGTTTTTGTGCTGACGGCGTTTTTCGTGGGCCAGATTCTGGACTCGTGGCTGCCGTCCGACATGCCCGGACGTGGGGGATTGCTGATGGTCGCGGGGACGAGCGCGTATCCCATCCTCCAGGTGCTTCGCACGCGTGCCCTCGCCATCGTCGAGCGGGCAAAGTGACCGGATCGCAGAGTGCAGGGCATGCACCCGGCCGGGCAAGTGGATATGCGATCTGAATGCGAGGCTGCCCCCGGACTATGACGAGGCAGTCGATTACGGGATCAGGTTCCGCAGCGATGCGGATGGCGACTGGCAAATTGTGAGGACCGCCGATGCGCTGCACGCGGCCTAATAATTGGATTTGTAACCTGTGGGAGCGATATGAAAAAGTTAATCCTGACCTCGATCCTGATATTCATTTCGGCATTCGCTTTTTCGGGGACGGTGACGGTGAATGGGAACTCGTGCGGCTCTCTCACAGCGGCGCTGATGGGAGCGAACGGGGATCTGGAAGTTGAGACCACGACCGCCTGCGGTGGGGTGGTGACGCCTCCTCCTGAGCCCGAACCTACTCCTTTTGTATGTGTCCCGTCGTCGACTCAGATTTGCCTATCCCGCCCGTGGCCTAACATCGCGCAAGAGCTGATGTCGATCCGGAATGGGCAATTGATTTCGATTAAGGTTCGCACAGGGCAGAGTGGGGCGGGGACGGTTTACGTTAATAACTATGCCGGAGACACCGCCGCTATGCAGTTGGCGTTAGCTACTGTCCCCGGGACGGTAGACACTCCCGCTGCTTGCACGAAAAAGGGATTTGAGTCGGTGAACCTGCGGTGGGAGATTGCCGGGGGGAATACGAGAGTGTGCCAGCTCCCTGCTGGGAAGGATATTTATCTTACGCTGAAGGCTACGAACTGCCCAGATCGGGTGACGTGTAAATTCTATTTGAGGGCGAACTAATGGGTACGATGACTGAGGAAGAAAGGAAGCGTGGAAGTTACGATGCGTACAAAGCCACGCAGAAGGATTATGATCTGTACGCGAAGTACAGCGTGTTCCGCCTGCGCCTGCTGGCTTGGATGGGTGATCCCGTGGCAAAGCGGATTCTGGAGGCGCGCTAATGGCCCGTGACGTGAAAGAGCACGCAGCGGACAAGGACGGCTTGGAGCGCAACCTGGACAAGCTCAAGACCGAGGGCGAGCGCATGGCTGATGCGGCCCGCAAAGCGATGCAGGGCGACTCGCACGATAAAGTAATGGACGCTGTGACCGAAGCCACCCGCGCCAGCCCTTACGGCGCTGCGCACGTTGCTGTAATCGTAATCGCAATCCTCGCCATCGCCCTCGGCGTGGCGCTATTAGTCTGAGGTAG